CTGTTAAGGTTATATAGTAAGGGGCTATTGTCACACTTTTGGTTTTACTGGTGTTATAATTTATATATAAGTAAATAACCACCTTTTCGTGTAAGTATATATGTATACACTAATAAGAATTATATGCCTCAAAAACTATCACCTAAAGCTTCAGCAGCTAAAAAGAAACGCGACTTAGCAGCAGCTAATTCAGATGACAGGAAAGCTAAAAGAGCTGACAGTCAGAAGAAGCGTAGAGAAGCTACTAAAAAGCATGGTGCAAACTGGCTGAAAGGTAAAGACTACGATCACAACACCGGAAAATTTACATCGGCAGCTCACAACAGAGGTGGAACACAGGCTAAGAATAAGAAAGACGGTACTAAAGCCGAGAAAAAACAATCAAGAAAATAAGACATGGCAGATATATCAACATACAGAGTAGTCACACCGAAAGCTAGTGACATAGTACTAGGTACACAAACCTACAAAGCTACCGATCCTAACCCTATTATAGGTAACCCAACAGTTAACTTCACAGTATCGTCGCTATTAAGCTCGGGTATATCTAGTTATATAAACGGTACAGTAAATACTATACCGATATTCACCAGTACAAACGCTATAGGTGATTCTATAGTAACTCAAAACGCTAGTAAAATAGGTATTGATGTAACAGTACCTAGTTATAAACTTTCTGTACAAGGAGATATCTCATTAGTCGGCGGCGGAGAAAACTACGGTATCTTATCACCAATTAGTCAGGGTATGCAAATAGCTGTTGGAGATGGGGCAAGTGTATCAACACCTTTAGCTACTTTCGATGGGGTAAACCAAAGAGTAGGTATTGGAACTAATACACCAACACAGAAATTACATGTTAATGGTGCTGCTAGAGTAACCGGTGGATATTACGATTCTAGTAACTCACCAGGAACCACAGGTCAAGTATTGTCTTCGAATGGTTCTACTACTAGTTGGATAGATGGTTCAGCGATAACAGGTGCTTTATCTGGCTCTGGAACTGCTAATTATGTAGCTCGATTTACAAGCTCAGACGTTTTAGGAAATGGATCTATACAAGACAGTGGAACAGCTGTATCGATTGGAACCAGTGTCGGTTCTAATGTTTTAACATTGAACTCAGGTTTAGGTGTTGGTTCTGACGGTTTATTTGTGAAAGATCCTTTCGCTGGTACAAGCCGCATCGTTAGTTCTAATAATCCAATATTGTCTCTAGGTACATCTACGACCAACGGTGCTACTGCGGCTATTTATCTAGGTAGAAGTGCTACGGCGACAGATCAAGAGTCTAAAATAGAGTACAACACCACAGCTGGTAGCTTAAGTGTTTTCTTCAAAGGGCAAGGAGTATATAGAGAGCACTTAAAATTTGGTGACCTTTCTTCTAGTACACCTAGATCTGTGTTTTTTGGAAATGTTGGTATAGGCACAACTTCACCTGCATCACCACTAGATGTAACTGGAGCTGTAAAAGTAAGAGGTCAGATTGAGGTACTTGCTGGGAGTAATAAAGTTTTACAACTTTTCTCTTCAGGAGGAACTGCAGCTTATATAAACACTGGAACTTCTGGTGGAATTATTCAGTTTGGAGCGCCTGCTTCAAACGTTACTAATATTAATGTTCAGGGTACATCATCTGCTGAAGAATTAGAAAGCACAGTATCTGCTAACGGTTTAATACTTAAATCACCAGACGGTACTAGATACAGAGTTACAGTAGCAAACGGAGGGACGTTGAGCGTTTCCGCAGTATAAATTAAATAAAACATCGATAAATGCCAATAATTAGTTCTTATCCATACGATATAACAATTCAAGATAATGACGCTTGGATAGGTACAGACTCAGTTAACAGGCAGACCAAACAGTACACTGCTAAAGCTGTAGCTAATTACCTCAACACGAGTGGAAAGGTATCAGTAGGTGGCCAAATAGTGTACAAGTTCTCTACTATACCCTTGAATGAGTTAGGTACTTTTGCTTTACCATCCGGAGGAGGTAGTGGAACAGGTTTTTCTGCGATATCTTCATTGAAGATTTCCACAACAGAAAAATCAGGGCAAAATGTTGTTGAGTGGCTTTCATACCTAGTTGGTGATCAAGTATTAATAAGTTCTCAAGATGAAGTAAGTTCTTTTGGACATTACACAGTTCTATCCTATACTGTAGACCCGAATCAAAGTGGTTTCTATACTATAGCGCTAGGTTACATAGGGGGTAATGGAAACATATTAGCGGACGAGTATTATGACATAGTTAATTTTGCATTGTCAGGTGAATCAACCGATAAAACATTTGTTTACACTCAGGGCACACCTTTGTCTGTTTGGACTATACAACACGACTTAGGTAAGTTTCCTTCAGTAACAGCTGTAAATTCAAATAACATCCAGGGTTTTGGAGAGGTACAATATATAGACTCAAACAACTTAACAATAACATTTTCAGCAGGCTTTTCAGGTAAAGCCTATTTAAACTAAACAAAAAACAAAAAATGGCAATTAATTTTTTAAACAGCATCGATCTTAATCAATTAGAATTGATCCATGCAGCAATAGAAAACCAAGCTACGGACGTCCTAGCTGGAACAGGTGTAGAAGGTCAACTCTACTACAACACCACGGGTAGCGACTTAAAGGTGTGGACTGGCTCGGCTTGGTCTACAATCGTAACAACTGGATCTGGAGACGCTGTAGAATCTATAACAGCAGGTGATGGTATTGCTGTAACTGGTACAGCTGCCGTTCCTATAGTAAGCGTAGATTATGCAGCAGGAGCTGATAACTTAATTTCCGCAGCAACATTATATTCAGCTGCTACGATTCCAGAAGCTACATACACGCCATATATTTTATTATCCAATGATACCCCAGGTGTTCAAAATGACGAGGTTCTAAAAATAAGACTTCAAAACATACCGCTTGATCGCTTTGGAGTTCCAACGAACAACGTGGCTTTTAACAGCCAAAAAATAACTGGTTTGGCGGACCCAACAGGTACTCAAGATGCTGCTACTAAAGCTTACGTCGATGCTGCTACAGTTGGTGGTCTTATTTATCAAGGAGGGTATAATGCTAGTACCAATGCTCCAAACCTAGATACAGCTGTTAGCATATCAGCACTTGGTAGCGGTAGTGGACAATTCACCGGTACAGTAGGTACTTCAGGTGGTTCTGGAGTTGGAATGACCGTGTTTGCTGAAACAAATTCAGCTGGTGCACTGGTTTTAGCTAGAGTAGTTAACGGTGGTACTGGTTATGCAGCTGGTGACACAATACAAGTTGTAATAACAGGACACACGGGCCAAGGCATAACCGTTAGTTCTGTACCTATTGCTAATATTGAAGTAGGATGGACTTACACTGTAACAACTGGCGGTTACTTTTACAATGAATTAGTAGCACCTGGTGATGTGCTTATAGCGGAGGTTAACGTTCCTACAGAGCAAGATGCTTGGACTAAGGTACAGAACAACATCGACTTAGCTTCTTCTGTTCAAGTAGGTATTGGAAACGTGGTAACTGGATCTAGTGGAACTATAACTGCTCCGTACACGAATGGTACAGCTACATTAGATGTTGTTGATTCAAATCCTTCTCAAAAAGGTGCTGTTATCGTTGCTGGTGGAACTGGTATTGGTGTTACTTATTCAAGTGGTACAGCTACTGTTAATTTAAATAAAATATCATTCACTAACACAGGGCCAGCAGCAATAGGAACAAGTTACGCTATACCTGGTTCTACTCACCTTTTAGGAAACGACTCATCTATTATAATGGTTCAATTAGTAGAAGTTGCAACAGGTGAAACAGTACATGCGGATGTAACTAGAGGAGCTACTGGGTTAATAACCATAACATTTGCTGAGAATCAAGCGGTTAACGCTTTCAGAGCTTTATTACAGAAAATAGTATAATTAAAATTAAATAAAATTAAATGGCAATAAAATTCTTAAATACTGTTGATACTGACGTTGCTTTTGTTTCTAAAGGTGGAAGCTATAGCGTTACAAATGAAACAAAAACAGACGTTGCTATCTCGGTGCTTCAAAATAATAAAATTTATAGCGAAACATCAAGTGGTTACTTGAGAAATTTAATGTACCATGATTCAAATGGATCTATTCAGATTGGCCAAGATGGTACGGCGTTAATAACTGATATAATTATGAAGCCAGGTACTTCTGGTAACGTGATTTTTAGAACACAAAACAACTCAGAGACAGTGCGTATCAGTAGTAACGGTAACGTCGGGATCGGAACCACTAGTCCTGATGTTAGATTAGAAGTTGTAGAAGCTTCTCCGACAGATGGTATTGTAGCTGATTTTGTAAATTCAACAAATGCTGGAGGAACAACCGCAGCTATAAAATTATCAAATGCAGACAGTGAGGCTTGTGATGTTGTTTTAGGAGCTAACAGAGTAGGAGCTAATTTTGGTTCAGACTTTTTTATATCATTGTCAGATGGGGTTGATGGAAGTAATCAAGAAAGGTTTAGAATAACTGAAGCAGGTAACGTAGGTATCGGAACGGATAGTCCTGATGCTAAGCTGTACGTTGAAGGCAATGTATTAATTGATGCATACAGTCAAGGCGAAGATAATGGTTTATTTTTCAGAGAAGGTTTTTTAACAATAGACCAACCCTCTATTACAGTTTGGGACATGTCTAACGC